TTAATACCATTTGCTCCAACACCGATTGAATAACCTCCTAAAGCTCTTACATAAGCCTTAGCTACATTTTGAGAAACATAAAGATTTAAATCTTCTTTCCCATAAAGAGCTGCTGGACAAGCATCTACTACTTTAGCCATTTCAGCTACGACATTAGCGTGAGTAACAGTAGTTCCTGTAATATCAGAAACATCTGTATCTGCTTTGAATAGAGTTACTAATCCATCAAATTCTCCTGCTGTTGCATTAGCACCATTCCAAATTGTTTGCTCAGTTTGTTGAGCAACTTTAGCAGCTACTTCAGCAATCAAGAAATCACTAAATTTCTTAGGCATAGTATCGTATGCAGAGTATCCCATTTCTGCTGCCTCCCAAGAACTCACAAATGGAGTTAAACAAAATTCATTATTTATTTGAAATTCCTCTGGCTGGAGAACCTTCTCAGTTAGAGTTATATTTCCTGCTGAAGTAAAATCACAACTTGCATTAGCTATCAAACCTGATACTGCCATTTTGCTTATGTTAGATTTATATTTAATATTGGGCATTACTTCAATACCACCTTTTGCGATTGTATCGCCAGAAAGTAATGCAGCAGCGATATAACGCCCTGCCCAAGTACCTTCATAATTGCTAGTTACACTTAAAGCCATTTTATTTATATTTATTAGTTATTTAATTTTTCAAAGATTCTATCTTTAATAGACATTCTTCTGTTTTGTGAAAATTGAAACCCTGATGCTTTTTCTCCTGATTTTGTTTCAGGGCTATGTTTAATAGGCTCAGTAGCTGGTTTAGAAAGTTCTTCAACTTTTTCAGCTTTTACTTCAACTTTAGCCAATTCTGCTTCAGTATCTACTTCTTCAACTTTTTCAGAATTTGGTTCTTTATCTTTTTTAAGATCTGCTATAGCATCTTCAAGATTTTGGATTCTTTTTTCCATACCTTTCCAATCAGCTACATCAGCCTCTTCTTTACGATCATCTTCTTCTTCTAATTTAGCTTGAGTAAGATCATCAATTAAGCCTTCTTCTTTTACTACTAAAACCTCTCCTGATTCTAGTTCGTAAGATCCGATTGGCATTTTAACTTTTTCATCATCTGTTTTGATGAATACTTCTTTACCTTTAGAAAAAACCTCAGCAGTTATTACTGTACCATTTTCTAATTTCCTATCTTCAAGATCTACTTGAATATCTAGGATTGTTTTAATTTTATTAAGCATATCACTACTTTTCATAATTACTATATTAACGATTTATAAATTTAATTTTGCATTTTCAGGATGCTATCCTATTAATTACACCTATTCCTTGAGCAAATAATGAACCATCACAACACTCTATAGAATATGTATTTTTATCTTTACAATAACAAGCTCTTCTATTTCCAATAGGGCTTGTACGACTTGGCCAATAGTTTTTTTTATTTATCACTTTTATATTGATTTTCTTTTATACATTTGCCATCTTTCTTATTATAACCATAAGGGCATTTGTTATCCTTGTCCATCTCATCTTTCTTATGATATTCGCAAGGCATATACCAGGTTTTATCTTCTAATTCGTGTTCGTGTATTCCTTCACATCCAATATTACCTGCCATCTCTTTGGCCTTATCTTCTGTAGAATAAGCTAATCTATCATCTATAATTGCAAATTCATCATTAACTACTTCACTATATAAATTTAGTTTGCCTAATTTTTTAAGTTTTGCTTCACTCCATCTCTTAGCAGCTAGGCCACCCCATAGTAAATAAGATATTGTGCCACAGGCCTCTTTATCATCTGCATTATAGTATTCTTCTGCTCTTGACAAATAAGAATACATCCTTTTGATAGTTTGTTCACTTATAGGCTTTCCCTGAGCTAATTGAGATGCTCTAATTTTACCGACATCTGTAGCACATTTATTCTTTACTTTTTTATTAAGTTCAATACCTCTTTTTGCATTATTCTTAACTACTGAAGGATAATCTTTATAGGTTTCTAAAATTAAATTTTTACCTTCTTTATATCTAGCATCCTCCTTAATAATTCCTGTAATCATATTAAGCATATACTCTGCTTCTTCTTCTTCTATTTTTGTAAGCTCATCTTTGTTAGATTTTGGCATCTCCATTTTATCTGCAAAATATCCTTCAATACTAAAGCCTTTTACTTTACCTGATTTTACATATTCATTCCATACCTCTTCATTATTTACTTTTACTGCACCCATCCAAGTACCTACAGGAACATCAAAACCATATTTCCTAGATTTATCAAACTTATCATCTTCTACTAACCAACTTTCTACAAGTGTTAATCCATTAATTTCGTGGCTATGTTCTAAAGTAGAATTATTTTGATTACCATTTTTAAGATAAAGCTGAGATGCTTTTTCTATAGTATCTTTAGAAAAATATATATAATACTCTCCATTTAAATTTTTTCTGTATATGGGTTTATTAGGTATTAGAAGAGGGCCTAATAGTATTCTTTTTTTCTTATCAATTTCAGCTAGTTTAATTTCTTGATCTTTAAGAGCAATAAAATCTTCTTCTATTGCAGGATTTTCTACTATTGAGATTGCCTCAACTCCTGTAACCTCTTGATCTTCATCTAATATTAATTCTACTATCTTCATAACTAAATAACGCTTTTTATATTATATTTTGTATTATAGTGATGCTCCATCTATAATGTTTCTCTCTAATCCTTGAGCAGTAGTTACATCATTACTAACCACAAAGGCCTGTACAGGTGCTTGACTACCTAAAGCCTCTGCTATTTGACTTACACCTGATCCTCCTACTCCTGTTACTTCAGGAGGAGTAGATTCTACTTCAGGAGCTATTGTAGGTATTGATGCAGGAGCTGATTCTGATCCTTTTGGAGTACCACCTAAAGAGGCAGCTACTGTTTTCTGTTTTCTAATTGCTGACATTATACCTGCTACAATACCAACTGCAGTACCTGCATAAGCTATAAGGCCTGGAATAGCTGCAGGAAAACCTAAAGCAAGAGTTGCATTTAATCCTGATGCAGTATCAGTACCACTTTTAACTGCTTTCATTTGACCATCTACCATCATCATTGTAGCCTTTTGTTTTACAACTCCTAACTCTATTAATAATTCTTGGGCAGCCATTAATTGTTTTGCAACTAAAGCAGCTTTACCTAACGCTGATTCTGCTCCGAAAATTTGGGTAATTATGTCAAGAGATTGTAACTTCATTGCTCTTTTTTTATCTTCAATTTTTTGAGCTTCTGCTATCTCTTTATCATCTTGAGCTTTCTTTTTATCTGCTATAGCTTTTTCTCTTGCATCATCTTCAGCATCAAACATAGCCTGTTTTTCTTTTTTCTTCTCTCTTAAAGCATCTTCTAGAAGTGATTTTTGTTCATCATTTAATAATTCATTATCTAACAGTTTCTGATAATGCTCCTCAATCTTAGTTAACTCTAAAGCTCTTCTAGCATCTTCTGATACTGCAGTAGCTTCTCTAACTTGGTTTTTAAAATCAGCTAGTTTTTTAACTCCTTCTTTTTCTAACCTTTCTTCTTCTTTTATATCTGCTTTTCTTTGTGCTTCTATTGCTTTCCTTTCAGATTCTGCCTCTCTTAAATTCGTAGTGATTTCTGCAGTAAGTGTTTTTTGTTTCTTTAATCTAGAGGCCTCTAATTCTATAACCTTAGCTCTCAATGCAGCCTCTTCATCTAAATCTTCTTTTGTAGATTTACTAAGTGAGTTTTCTAATGTCTTAGCATCAGCTCTTAACGTAGCAGCTTCAATTTCTTTGAGTGTTATTTCTTCTTCAATTCTACCTGCTTCTTTTAATGCTGCTATCCTATCTTCAATAGATACATTTTCTTTATCTGCTGCTTTCTCTCTAAGCTCATTAAATTTTCTAGTAGCCTCTGCTCTATCTATCAATAATTGTCTTTCTAATTTATCTGCATCAGCTCTTTTATCAGCAAGTTCTCCTGCTAGTCCTATTTCTTTTTTAGTTTCTTCTGCAAAGTTTTTAATACCTTCTGTTACTGCATCTATTGATTCTCTAGCTCCTTTGAAATCTCCTTTAAACACTTTTATTATAGCCATTCCAAAATCAGCTAGTATATCTGTTACATTACCTATAACTACTTTAATTTTAGTAAAAAACTTGCTAAATTTATTTTGACCTTCTTCTGATGAAGTAAAAGCAGTTGCTATTCCTACTATTGCAGTTGCTACTGCTACTAAAGGTATTGCTAACATTGCTACCTTTAATAGTTTAGAGCCTTTGGTTGCAGCTCCTAATGATCCTGTAAAGTTTCTAGTAGAACTAATAAGGCCTCCTGTTTGCTGATCTAATAAACCTAAAACACCATTATAATCTGCTGCACTTTTTTTTGATTCTTTTAAAGTATCATTAGCTCTTTTTCTATCTTTGTTTACATCTTTGAGGCCCTGTTTTTCTTCAACTAACCTGTTTTTAGTTTCTCTAATTTTTTTATTTAAGGCATCTCTTCTGCTCATTGCCTTTCCTGACATACCCTCTGTTTCAGAAAGTTTCTTGTTATATCCGGCAAGTTCCTTCTCTAAATCAGATACTAAATCTTCCTGAGCTTCAAAGGATTTGTTAAGCTCATCTACATTAGCTTGAGCATCTTTAGTAGATACTTTTAATTCGTATGTTTTAGATACTACTGCCATTTAAGTTGGTTTTTAACTTGTTTTACTGCTTGTTTAATTGATGTAGGTAAAGCATATTTACCCTGAGCTATTCTTATATTTTCTGTAACTCCTTCACAAACTTGTAATAAATCTATTATATTTTTTATCATACTATATTTAATAATTCTAATTTACTATCTCCTGTTATTAAGTTTGTCTTTATACTATTAATTCTATAGTTTCTATTATTTAACGAAATTTTATCATTCAATTTTAAATTATATATAATTTTTAAAGGAAGTTTAGCTTTTACTTTAGTTAATCTTCTAGCATTATTGATTACATCTTGTATATATGTCTTATAACAATTCTCAAATAATGTACCTGTAAAAGTAGATCCCCCTGTAAATTCATTAGTTTCTAAATTAAAATGTATATTATCAGTTGAGGTAGCTGATGCTATAGCTCTACTGTTACTAGGAATCCAATAAGCATTGGTACTAATGTTAGAAGTTTCAGCAATTTTAACTGATATAGCAGTTGCACTACTTTGATGAATAGCGTAAAATATTAATGGAGATCCATAATAGGCCTCCTGGTTATCATTTACAGACCATCCCCATTGTATATCTGTATTAGCTGCAGTTTGTGCATTTACTAACCTTTGATATTGAAAATGCTCAAATGGTAATTCTACTTTATAAGTTTCTGTTGGCCCATCAAAAGATGAATCTCCCTGAAAATCTATAGTACCCCATCCTGTATTTTCTAACTGTTCAAATTGTTTAGCTAAAAAACTACCTAAGCCTTTATAGGAAAATTGTATCTCTTTAAAAGGTAAAGCTACATCTACCTTACTTGTTTTTACATCTACATACTCATCTATAGTATATGAAGTAGATGAGGCTGCATAAAAATCATCTAATTTTTGTACAACAATAGTACCTGATTCATTAACAAAAGCAGTTAGATTAAACATTCTAAATATACCTGTAAGGAAATCTATAACTTTCATTTTAGGTATTTGTTCGTTAATTCTAAATTGGAAAGTAGTACCTGTAATTGTTTGGCTTGTAGATCTCCATTCATCAGTCCATCCTGTTTGTGAAAAATCATCAATACCTCCTAAATAACCATTAATCTCAAATCTTATATTGCCTGATCCAAAAGTTACAGTATCTGTAGATCCTACAGAAAAAGTATATGTACCTGATGCTAAAGTAAAATCACTATCAGTAATTAATTGAGTGTTTTGTACATCTTGCCTTTGAAATACCTGTGATCCATTCCTGAAAATCCTTAATGTATAATTTGTATTTGCAGTTGTAGGAATAAAGCTAATATTAAAACCTAAAATACCATTAGGATAGGTAGTATATGTAGATGATATATTAACACCATTACCTGGATTTGTAGTAGTAGCAGGAGGGCTGCTATTTAATGAGAATCCTGTTACTGTACTAAATTGCATTGAAACCTGTTGTGCAGGTTCTACATCTCCTTTTTTTCTATGTAACCATAAATATAAATTATACCA